CATTAGGTGGTGCAGTAGATGGTGCTGGCGATGATTTAAATGCTCAATTATCTGAAGCTTTAAAAACTGATGAAACAGTAGAAAAAGTAGAAGAGAGGGTTATATAATGAAATTAGCCTCTCTTGTTCTTGCTATGTCTATAGCTACAAGTGCTTTTGCTCTTGATCCTAATTATCCAATGGCAAAGTCTAAAAGCTCTATTGAAGGTCAAGGCACCTATCATTTTGGGCCTGAAACTTCAGAGAACTTGGCTTGTTCATTGGCAGAAGAAAGAGCAAAAGAAGCCGCCATTTTAAAGAAAGTTGGTGAGATAGTAGAATTGATGGAAATACAAACTTGCCGTAATGAGAATTGTGAAACATCAAGAGAATTTGCTAACACTTTAACTGGTGCAATAAGAAAAATAATCTCAAGAAAAATTGAAAAGATTATAGAACAAGGCCAATCATCTTGTATTGTTACAATTCAAGCTGAAGTTGATAAAGTAAGAAATCAAACGGTCTTTTATATACAAAATGAGTCTTTTCAATTTAAAAACAATGAGAACATTCAATTTGTAGGTGTTGCAAATAGAAAAGGTAAAGTTATTGTTTTCCATCAATCTGATACTGTTTATACAAAGTTTTATGAAACTACTGTAAACAAAGTAGGTAGTCAATTTAAGATACCTAATAACGGTAAGAAGATAATCGCAAAATTACCTGAAGGTAAAGATTTATCTAAAGAGAGATTGATGTTTTTGTTTTTAGAGGTTGACATTCCGGTAAAACAGGTATATACTCATAATGAGATACAGAAGTTCGTTGAAAATGTACCTGTATTACAAAGGCGTGTTGTTTATCATTCAACTCAAATTGTGAGATAATTATGAAATTTATTATGATATTATTGTGTTCATTGACTCTAGTTGGTTGTGGCACATTAGGTGGTGCAGTAGATGGTGCTGGCGATGATTTAAATGCAGCTGGTAAATACATTAAAAATATTGGAAAAGGCGACAAATGAACAAGAAACTATTAATTCTTCCCCTAGTTTTAGCTCTCGCTTCTGGTTGTAGTTCAATGAAGTACGATACCGGTTTTGAGTTTAAGGCACCTGAATTTGGTGGTGGTGATCAAGGCGATCAAGTAAACTATCCAGATTGGTATGAGAAACTTGAAGCTGATGATGATAACTTGTATTCAGTTGCTACTGAATTTTCAAATGATTTTCAGTTTGCTGTTGACAAAGCTATGTTGTCAGCTAAACGTGAGTTAGCATCAAACTTTTCGTCCCATGTTGAAGCAATGATGAAAGATTTTACATCAGAGCTTGGTGATGTAGATGTTTCAACTGCTAACGATATAAACAGGACTACAAAGTTGGTCGTATCAAGAGTTAATCTTGTTGGTGTTCAGCGTTCTGATTTTAAAGTTGTACATGAAAAAGCTGGTTATCGTGCTTTTGTAAAGCTTAAGTATAATTCTTCTTTATCGAATAAACTTATACTTCAGCAAATCAATCGTAACAAAAAACTCAAGGCTAAACTTGAAAGCACCGAAAAGTTTAAAGAACTTGAAGAATCAGTTGAAAACATTAATAATGGAGAAGTTACATAAAATGAACATATTTTATTTACACAAAGATCCTCAAGAATGTGCTATATTACATTGTGACAAGCACGTTGTAAAAATGATTATAGAATATGCTCAACTTTTATCGACAACTCACCGTGTTTTAGATGGTGAGTTGTTTTTCGATAAAGCTAAAAATGGTCGTAAGTTAAGAAGATTTAAATTACCTGATGAAAGAGATCAAAAATTAATGTTGGCTGTTCATGAAAATCACCCATCAAATATTTGGTTGCGAAAGTCATGGGAAAATTATATATGGCTCTGGACAATGTGGTATCACTTAAATAGAGAATATACATATAGATATGGTAAAATACATTCTTGTATGAGATTATTGATGGACTTATTACAGGCACCAAAGAATATACCAAATGGTAAATTTACACCGCCTACACCAGCGATGCCAGAAGAGTGTAAAATTACCGGTGATTCTCTAGGATCGTATCATAAGTATTACATAGAGAAGAAAAATTATTTCGCCAAGTGGACTAAAAGAGAAATACCATCTTGGTATACTGAAGGACTAAATAAATATAATGCCAACATACCTATTTCACAATGAAGATACCGGCGAATTTTTTGAAGATTTTATATCCAATTCTCGCCGAGAAACCCTACTCGAAAAAAATCCCCATATTAAACAAATACCAGCTCCGTTTGCGATTACATCAATGACCGGTAATATGCACTCTAAAGTTCCCGATGGTTTTAAAGATGTTTTGTCTAAAGTAGCTGAAGCTCATCCAGATAGCACGGTAGGCCATAGATATGGTAGAAAATCAATTAAAGGAATTAAAACCAGAGAAGTTGTAAAAAGCCATGTCAATAAATGGCGTAACAATTGAGTATCACATAGATTATGTTTATTCCCGTAAATTTTAAAAGGAGAACATATGTCAAAAAGTTCAATGCAAATAAAAAAAGATAAACTTCAAAACAAAAAGAAAAGGGTAGTAGAAATAAAAGAAGATTTGTGGAGTCCAGAAAACATTGCAAAGAACAGAGAGGCATTAAGACGAAAAAGTTGTCCATGGGAATTCAAAGGGATGACGAGGCATGAGTGGTACGAACAAGGTCGGAAAAAAACTTATAAACCGGGATGTTGGGAAGAGGAAGCAGCTTAGATATAATGGCATTTTATAATCATAAAATTAGTGGATTAGATTTTGATTTAAAAACACAAACAACAGAACAAGGTAGGCGTTACCTAACACCAAGTGGTGATGCCTATCCATCTGTTACAACAATCTTATCTGAATACAATAAAAAAGCAATACAAGCTTGGCGTCAAAGAGTTGGCGCTGAAGAGGCAAATAAAATCTCAAGAGTAGCAGCCAATCGTGGTACAAAAGTACATTCATTGTGTGAAAATTATCTTTTAAATAAACTCACAGAACTAAAAGAACAAAGTTTAATGCCTGATGTAAAACAAATGTTTTCTAGTATTAAACCAATAATGGATGAAAGAATATCCACAGTTTATGCTTTAGAACAAGCATTATATTCCGATAAAATGAAATTAGCAGGCAGAGTAGATTGTATTGCCAAATGGGATGGTGCTACATCTATAATAGATTTCAAAACATCATCTAAACCCAAAAAAGAAGAGTGGATACAAAACTACTTTATGCAATGCACAGCATATGCCTTAATGTTAGAAGAGCTTGCAGAGGCTTCTGGAGATAAAATAAAAATAAATGAGGTTGTGGTTTTAATTGCTGTTTATGATAGTGAACCACAAGTTTTTGTGAGAGAAAAAGATGAGTTTATAGAGCCTTTATTGGGGTATATTGACAAATATTGGTCTAAATTAAATGGTTGACAATTCATAAACCAGTAGATATAATGGTTTTATATTATGAAAAAAGTGAGGTAGGAAATGCCGTTTATTACTGAAACAGTTGAAGAAACAATTGATGAAATAAAAACACATACTGATGATCTTGTAAACACAGGTGATCCATCTGATGTTGTGTTTGTCATGTTGATTGTACTGGTGCTGTGGGCTTTCTCAAAGTTTACAGCTATTATTTTAAAAAGCATAGGTGCTATAATTTTAGCACTCGGATTATATACACTATTTTTAACTTAGGAGAGTATGGTGGCAAATTTAAAAATTGAATACACAAGTGATAATAATTCTGTTATTATCAATAAAGAAGTTGATGATCTAATAGACATTATTAATCTTCAACATGATTTTCAAAACTTAATTGAATCAGATTTTCCATCTGAAGCTTTAGATATTGATGATGAAGATGAAAACAACAGCAATCAAATGAAATTTGAATTTGATGGTCAAACACTTATGACAACTGATAGCGATAGTATATATCATACTAATGGTCAAGGCCAATTAAATGGTCAATATGGGACATCTACTGACACAAAAACAACTTGGGAAAAAGTTGTAGATCAGGAACTTATTTACAGGCAAAATGAAGAAAATGAAAAAGCTGCATTACAATCAACTTGGCCTTTTCCGTTAGATAGACCCGCTGAAGCTACTCTAAGAGTAGATAGTCCTTCTGATGAACCCTCTGATGAATTTAAAGCATCAGTTCCAAATGCAATGGATTATCGTCACCTTTATTATGGTGGTGCATAACAAATGGCTACAAAAGATGAAATGAGAAAATTTGCTGTGGCTATAGAAGGTAAAGTGGCAAATACAGATTACACTTATCTAGAAGCAATTGTGGAATACTGTAAAGAAACTGAACTAGAAATAGAAATCGCAGCTTCTCTTGTAAATGCTAACTTAAAATCTAAGATAGAATTACAAGCAAGTGATTTAAATTTACTTAAAACAAAGGACTCTAAGTTACCAATATGACCGGATATGAAACATTTGCTCTTTACAATGCTTTGAAATTACATTTTACAAAAGATAGTTTTGACTTCTTTAAATATGGTGGAAAGTCCAGAATATCTGTTAATGCTTTTGAAAACAGAAAAGACAAATGGTTCTTTTACAAAATCTCAAGGAGATATATAAAAAGAGAAGAGCTAATTTCATTCATGGTTTCTAATTTATTGGAAAACGAGAATTTATGGGTTGGTGAACTACTAGAGGAAAAATCAAATACAGTATATTTAAAAAGACAAAAGGTTATTCAATCTCTCTCCTACACTTTTAAAAATGATTGTTTAAATTTATTTGAGGGTGCAGAAAATCCGAATGATGTATTAAAAACATCAGGTGACTACCCAATACTATTAAAAAAGGCATTACAAAAGCAGGTTGAGATTGAAACCATATGTATTTTAAATTCTATTCTCAAATTCTTTGGAACTTGGAATCGAAAGATAACTGATACAATCAGATGGCCTGAATATTGCCGAAAAATCAACAAGTATGCCCCATTTTTAAAATATAATGATGTACAATATAAGCTGATAATAAAAGAGATCATAAATAAAGAACATGAAAAAGTTTAAAACATTATATAACGAATCTAGTTTAAGTAGAGTTCATTCACATACTCAAGGCAGAAACATTGGTATGATTACTGCTCACCGTGGTGAAAATACATCTGCTGAAAACAAATCTAAAAATAAATCTTTAGAGAAAGATATTCGTAAAGCTGGTCACGGCTTCATACGAGTAAAGGGTCGTTATATCGAAAATCATGGCACACCACAGGCAAGACCAGTTGATGAACATTCTTATCTAGTTATTGGTAAGAAAGGTAAAGATGGTGGTGCGTTAAAAGGTTTTCTCAAGAAGCATGGTGAGAAATACGGACAAGATTCTGTATTACACAAATCCCATGATTCTGATGATGCACATTTACATGGTACAAAAGAAGGTGGGTATCCAGGTAAAGGCAAGAAAGAAAGTGTTGGAACTTTTCACCCAAATCGTGCAGGAGAATTTCATACTGCTATGAGAGGGCATAGAACATTTGCATTTGAAGAGGTAAGTTTTGTAGCACCAGTAACATTCTCTTCAAGGCAAGAAACCGAATTTTAGTTGACAACTAAAATAAATTATATTATGATATGTAAGTGGATAAGTCGTTTATACTCCGTTAATACACCGTTAATACGAAAGGAACATTATGAGCAGTTTTGCAAACCTCAAGAGAGATCGCAACTCTTTAGCTAAGCTAAATAAAGCGATTCAATCTTCAACACAACCAGCAGAAGCTGGATCCAGAGATGATACGAGATTCTGGCAGCCAACAGTAGATAAATCTGGTAATGGCATGGCAGTTATTCGTTTTTTACCTGCACCTCCACTTGATGGTGATGATTCTTTACCTTGGGTAAGGTTATTCTCACATGGCTTTCAAGGACCAGGTGGTTGGTACATAGAAAACTCTCTTACTACTTTGAATCAAAAAGATCCAGTAAGTGAGCATAATTCAGTTCTCTGGAATTCTGGTATAGAAGCAAACAAAGAAATTGCTAGAAAGCAGAAGCGTAAGCTTTCTCATATATCAAACATTTTGGTCGTTTCTGACCCATCAAATCCTGAAAACGAAGGTAAGATTTTTCTTTACAAGTATGGTAAGAAAATCTTTGATAAACTTTCAGAGGCAATGAACCCTGAGTTTCAAGATGAGAAAGAGATTAATCCATTTGACTTTTGGGATGGTGCTAATTTCAAGCTCAAGATTCGCAAAGTAGAGGGCTA